CCACAATGCCGGAAAATGACCGAAACGAGTCCAAGAACCAGAACCAATCACTTGGTAATAGCTCTCTAACAAGTTCGTAACTAACACAGTCGCTAGCACTAGAGAAATCGACAGTCGCAGTATCGTTAAAAATACTCGACAGCCTTGATTTCTTTTGATTTATCGACTGGTCGTTTAGGTCAATCCCTGACCCCTTAAGCGCTTTCCTGATCATAGAACCGATACCTTTCTGGAAGAATAAATTCATACCAGGATTGATTTCTATTGTACGATCAGTTTTCGCATTCTTAGGGACCGTAACGACCTTTGAAGAAGGGCAGATTTCAAATGTCATTTCCCAGAGAGGAAACGCTAAATGAAACCAGCTCTTCACGAAGTCGTATGCGTTCGGTGTGATTTGATTTTCACACTCGAATTTTCTACTGTGAGTACTCTCAGATCGCCGTAACTTGACGGTGCTTCCAGGTCCCCAGTTGCAAGAGTCAATAAAGGTTTCTGGATCGATTTCGCCTAAGATATAAGAGATTTTTCTTGACATACTGTTTAGTATGCCAAGTGTATGCGTGTTTTTAAACGCATACCTCTTAATTCTTAGATTACTTTCGTTACAGTGCTGCTCATATTTCACGAAGGTATCAATCGCAACTTTCTTCCGATCTATTAATAGATTTAAGAAGTCAGCTTTAGAAAGATACTTCGTAGCAGCTAGACTACTTCGCGCATTCTCTAAGTCATTGTATAACAACGGATCAAACTCAAGCTGTAATAGCTGAGCATGTTCGTTGTATTTATACATTAAATGGCATGTGAGACTACGCGGGCAGTCAAGTCCTTTAAAGTACTCAGCGATAGAGATATCGCGCAATTCAATCATATCTAGAGACATAATCATTCCATAAAACTAAAGATTTAAAGAAGCTACCAAATATTGAGAAAGTTTAAATTAATAAACGTTCTGCAAGTTCTGGTAGGCCGCTGTAGACACTGAGTCATTAAGAAGACTCTTTGTCAATGCCAGAATATCAACACGCACCTGTTCAGATGCGTTCTTAGGCAAAACGCCTTCGACTGTGATATAAGCTTCGCCAATCTTTTTGGCTGCATCAACTGCATCCATAATTGGAATGACGACTTTCTCTTTGATACGCACTACAGGACTACCGTTCCGTGGCAGTACCACACTTTGAGCAACAG